ATGAATAGGCGTGATTTTTTAATTCTATCAGCAGGAGTTGCTTTATCTGGTTGCGATTTCTTTGGTGGCGCTAACAAAGCTAACAGCGATAAAAAACTTCGATTTGCTATCGCGTCAGATGGTCATTATGGTGAAAAAATCACTGATTATAAGAAAAACTACAGCGTTTTTGTTAGCGCGGTTAATGAATTTAGCAAAAACAATAACGTCGATTTTTGCGTCATTAATGGCGATATTGTGCATGATGATAAAAAATACTTTCAACCCGCAAAAAAACAGTTAGATTTGCTTTCAATGAAATATTTTGTAAGTAAAGGAAATCATGACCCCGCCACTCCAGAAGAATGGGTGAATATATGGGGCTATCCTATGGACTTTGATTTCACGATTGATAGAAATGCCTTTTTAATCATGTCTACGTCAGATTTAGCTGGCACGTATCTTTGTCCCGATCTCTCTTGGCTAACTAACAAACTAAGAGAGCACAAAGCAAAAGAAAATGTATTTATATTTATGCATATTAATCCTGTAGCGCAAACTCACTTTGCCGTTGAATGCGATCAACTCCTTTCTCTACTATCAGAATACAAAAATGTTAAAGCTGTATTCAATGGTCACGACCATGACCATGACGAAGTGTTAATAAAAAATGATATCCCATTTGTATTTGATGGTCACTTTGGTGGAAGTTGGGGAACTGATTATCATGGATTTAGGATAGTAGAAGTAGATCAGGATAATACTATAACCACATATATGATGGATCCTTCAAAAAAAATCAAAAGCTCATCCTTATAATAATATCTTACTAATTTTTCGATTAGACATTGAATTAATAGAAAACACCCTGCCAGCGTACCGCTCACAGGGTGGGGCGACCATCTCCTTGGCCCCGTCATTTGGCGTAGCGTTAGAGGGCTAGATTTAGCTGATCCTTTCCATAGTGAGACGCCGGGAAGGCATCGCGGGGGATAAAGTCAGGCGGTAACGGCGCTGTACCTGCGCGTTTTGTTACTTCCCTTTCCACGCTGTTAAGCGTGGTGAATGACCGGCTACATTCCAGATTCTGACACTGGTGATATTGACGGATTGTCATATCGGTTATTTTACGGCTGGTACGGGTGCGGGCCATAGCGCCGCAGAATGGACATCTGAACATAATGATGGCTCCCCTGTGGGAGTTGAACTCCATTTCATTTTATTCAGTTTCCGCTATCCAGTCAGGTATTTTTGCTTCCAGCTCCAGCCGGGTGGTAAAACCGCTGTCGTCTATGACGTGCTCAGCACGCGCAATGATCCAGTCCTGATTATCTATTTCATCCTTAAAACCGCTAACCGTCACGTGCATTTCCGGGTAAAGCTCAGCGCGGCCACGCGCCAGGGTGATCGAAAACTCTGCCGCGCCACGCTGAAGCTGCTGCCACTTTGCCGCCGCCGCACGTTTAGCCGCCTCTTCATTCTGGTAGGTTTTGCGCAGCACATAGACGTTACCGTCTGCGCCCTCCATGTAATCGCCCTCACGGCTGCTGCTCTTCTCTTTTTTGGGCTTTACAGACTTGCGGCGCTTAACGCTGACCTTTTTCTTTTTACCGAAATTGAGATCCAGCCAGTAAGCCCTGACGCCGGTATACGCATCCCGATCGGCAATACGAAAGCGGTGCCGGTCGCCACTGGTGCGGTCAATGCTGGCAGAAGGTAGCGCCTTTCCGTCAGCGGTCAAACCACCACCCGGCAGAATAAACAGCAGACTGCCGTTCTTGACGGTGGCAATTGCACCCAGCATTTCCGCCATGCGGGTAAGGAAAGACATATCGCTTTCCTGCGTCTGGTCGGCGTGATCAATCTCAATATCCATGAGCATTTCACTGATCTGCGCCTTCAGTCCGTATCGGTGCGCTATTGCCGACACAACGCGCTCAACGGTCACGTCATGCCATGAGACTTCGCGCTTTACGTTGAATTCTTCACGAAAATCAGCGCTGCGGGCAGTAACGCCAATGGTATCTGCCGGGCCTTCGTGGGAAACCTCGTCAACCGTGTACAGCCCCTTGTAAATCAGCGGTTCACCCAGCCAGCCAAATGATACGGCAAGCTCAGCACCACGCGGCGGCAGTGCAACCATGCCATCACTGTCATCAATGGATATTGACAGCTGATCGGCATCAAAACCCCGATTGTCCGTCAGTGACAACGACATGATCCGATCATCAAGCTGCGTCAGTACCTTGCCACCCATCGTAATGCTGAATCCCGGACTTTTTACTGCCTCGGTCAGTGAATCGTTATAACTGCTGCCGGCGTCGTTAAGTGATTTAGTCAGGTCTGTAAGTGCCATGCTTTCCCCCTTCTTCCGGCGAAGGATCCCACGCGCGCGGGAGAGACCAAATCGGTTTTTGTTGTCGCCGTCCGGCCAGACCCGCAATAGCGTGAGTAGCGTTCAGACATGAGGGATTATCACTGCGAACTCAATAACGTAATGGTGGCTAACATGTCAGAGACACGTTTCCACGGTGTACGCGTCCGGGAGAATACCGACCTGGTGACGGCCATCAATGACATTGAATCTAGTGTCATTGGGGTCGTTGCCGTGGCGGATGATGCCGACGCGGAAACCTTTCCCCTGAATACCCCCGTGTTGCTGACGCGGGTTAACAACGTGCTGGGTAAGGCGGGTAAAACCGGCTCCCTGTACAAAACACTCAAAGCCATCGCTGACCAGACCAGTCCGAAGGTTATCGTTGTGCGCGTGGCAGCAGCCACGGAAGAGGAAGGCAGTAAAACGCAGTCGCAGCTCATCATGGGTGGCACGGCAGAAGACGGCAGCTATACCGGCATGTACGCGTTTCTGACTGCCGAGCAGAAGGTCGGCTATCGTCCGCGCATTCTGGCTGTACCGGGCTACGACACGGAAGAAGTGACCTCCGCGCTGTGCGTCATTGCACAAAACCTGCGCGCGTTTGTTTACGCCAGTTGCTATGGATGCAAAACGATGGCTGAAGCCACCGCATATCGTGCGACCTTCGCCTATCGCGAGCTAATGCTTATCTGGCCTGATTTCATCGCATACAACCCGCAGACAGGAGAAAACGAAACCTTCCCTGCCCCGGCCTATGCCTGCGGCCTTCGCGCTCTGATTGACAACAATCAGGGCTGGCACAAATCGCTTTCCAATGTGTCGGTAAGCAACGTGCTGGGTATTTCACAGGATGTTTTCTGGTCGCTTCAGGCCGAAGACAGCGACGCGAACGAACTGAACAACAAGGAGATCACGACGCTCATCAAGCGTAACGGTTTCCGGTTCTGGGGCAACCGCGTTACAGACACCAAAGATTATATCTTTGAGGTTTATACCCGAACGGCACAGATTCTGGCTGACAGTATCGCTGAGGCGCAATTTGAATCAGTGGACGAACCGCTGACCCCTGCCAACGTTAAGGACGTGGTCAGCGGCATCAGCGGCAAACTCAATTCGCTGGTGACGCAGGGGCGGCTAATTGGTGCTGAATGCTGGTTTGATATCCTGGATAACCCGACAACCGGTCTCCGTCAGGGTCAGGTACGCATTCGCTATAAATACACACCGGTTCCGCCTATGGAAGATCTGACGCTCTACCAGACCTTCACAGACGAGTATTTCGAATCGGCGTTTTCTTCCCTGGGAGGTGCATAAATGGCGGTTCCTCACAAACTGCGCCTGTTCACCTGCTTTGTGAACGGCAGCAACTGCATCGGCAAAGTCTCTTCCGTGACGCTGCCAAAACTGACCCGCAAGACTGAAGACTTTCAGGGCGGCGGGATGATTGGCTCCGCTGCGGTGGATCTCGGTCTGGACAGTGGCGCACTGGATACCACGATGGTGGTTGGCGGTCTGGTTCAGTCGTTACTGCTGAATTACTGCGGCGATATCGACGAAACCCGCTTCCGCTTCGCCGGTGAATATTACACCGATGGAGAAAGCCTGCTGGTTGAGGTCGAACTGCGCGGCCGCATCACCGAAATGGACGGCGGCGAAAGCAAGCAGGGAGAAGACACCTCCGTCAGCTACACGATGAAGAACACCTATTACAGGCTCACCATCGACGACAAGCCGATGTTTGAGTTTGACCTGCTGAACTTCATCTACAAGAAAGACGGCAAGAATATCTACCCTGACCGCATTACATCTGCGCTGGGAATGGGTAACTGATTAATCTGATAAGTGGCGGTACAGCCGTGCCGCCCGGAGTATTAAACAATGAGCAAAAAAAACGATAACGCCATTACGCTGGTAAAACCCGTTGTTCGCGGCGATGAGAAAATTACTCAGGTAACGATCACGGATGAGATCAAACAGGCTGGCTCCCTGCGCGGGCTGAAGCTGGTTAACGTGATGAATATGGATGTGGATTCGGTGGCGGTACTGCTGACCCGCGTCACGTCACCGCGCCTCAAACAGACCGAAATCAATGAAATGGATACCCGCGATTTCGTCAGCCTGTCAGAAGCGCTCGTCCCTTTTTTGACACCTGCGGGGTCTGGAGCATCGAACGAGGCGGAGACGGAGAATCAGTAACACTCCTGCGGTTCGACCTGATCGACGATCTGGTCGCTGATATCGCGGTTGTTTTCAACTGGCCGCCCTCTGAAGTCTTCACGATGGAACTGGGCGAAGTCATAGCCTGGCGTGAGCGGGCGGCTGTCCGAAGTGGAGCCAGTGACAGTGAAAAGCCTTAATATCCGCGTCGCGTTCAGCGCGATCGATAAACTTACCCGCCCGGTCAATGCCGCCCGCCAGAGCGCGGGCGGTTTGTCAGAATCCCTCAAAAAAACGCAATCCAGCATTAAAGATCTGGACAGCCAGTCCCGCACGTTCAACCGTCTGCGCGACAGCGTGCAAAAGACCTCCCGCAAAATTGACGAAGCCAGCCGGACGCTTGAAGGGCTGAATCAGGCGCAGCGGGAAGGTACACAGCTTACAGACAAGCAAAAAGCACATATGGCAGCGCTGGCCGCAAAGCTGGAGCGCCTTAACTCTGCACGCACGCAGGAAATGGTTAAGCTGCGTGCTGCCTCACAGGCGCTGCGCAGCCACGGCGTTTCGCTGGTCGGCAGCGATCGCACCATTCAGAGCGCGATACGTCGAACCGAACAGTACAACCAGACGCTGGAGCGGGAACGGCGACAGCTTGCCGCTGTCACACAGGCACGGGCGCGCTATGACCAGATGCAGCAAACAGCGGGTAAACTTCGCGGCGGTGGCACGATGGCCGTTGCCGGGGCCACTGCTGCCGGTTACGCAGCGGGACGCTTCTTATCCCCCGCAGTTGGGTTTGACCGGGAAATGTCCCGCGTGCAGGCGCTGACCCGTATAGACAAAAGCTCCGTTGACTTTTCCGCACTTCGTGAACAGGCCAAAAAGCTGGGCGCTGAAACGCAGTTCACCACGACTGACGCCGCCAGCGGGCAGGCGTTTCTCGCTATGGCCGGTTTCACTCCGCAGGCCATTCAGGCCGCACTGCCCGGCGTGCTCAATATGGCGCTGGCCGGTGGTATGGATTTAGGCGAAAGCGCCGATATCAGCTCAAATATTCTGTCTCAGTTCCGTCTCGATCCCAAAGAAATGGATCGCGTCAGTGACGTACTAACGGGGGCGTTCACCCGCACCAACACCGATCTGCAAAATATCGGTGAGGCGATGAAGTACGCCGGGACAGGTCTTTCCAGTCTTGGCGTCAGCGTCGAACAGACAACAGCCATGATCGGCGTAATGGCGAACGTAGGCCTGCGCGGTAGTATCGCCGGTACAGGATTACAGGCCGCGTTTTCACGCCTTGCCGCGCCAACCGGCAGGGCAAAAACCGCCCTCAAGGAACTGGGCGTAGACGTTGCTGACGCCACGGGGAAAATGCGCCCTGCTGAAGAGGTTCTCACTGAACTCTATAAAAAGATCAGCAAGTACGGCGATACCGACAAGCTCTCTTTCTTTAAAGATATCGCCGGTGAAGAGGCGTCAAAGTCATTGCAGGCACTGGTTATGTCAGCCGGGAGTGGGGAACTCCAGAAGTTGCTGGAAGCACTGAAAAACGCCAAAGGTGAGGCGCAGAAGGCCGCCAAAATAATGGCGGATAACCTTGATGGCGATCTCAAAAATCTGGACAGCGCCTGGGAAGGCTTCCGCATCCAGATTAACGATCTCGTCGATAATCAGCTCCGCGCCCTGACTCAGGGACTGAGTGACGTTGTGGGGAATATGACGCAGTGGGCGAAGGAAAATCCGAAGCTCACCCAATCTCTGCTGGTTGTCGGTGGTAGTGTTCTGGCACTGACCGCCGCCATTGGTGGCACATCGCTGGCGGTCGGCCTGCTGATGGGGCCGCTGGCTAAACTTCAGCTAGGTTTTACCCTACTGACGGGGGGCAGAGGCATAACCGGAACGGTTGCCGCTCTGCGAACACTCGGCACGGCTTCCGGCCCGGCAATGGCAAGCGTGCGCGGATGGGGGCCAGTTCTCGGCTCATTAGCAGGGAAAATGCGGGGAGTTTCAACCATCATACCCGCTATGCGTGGCGCACTTATGGGGGTATTTCTTGCGCCTGGTGCCGCGCTGGGCGCACTGACCAAAAACCTCGGAATGCTTGCACTTCGCCTTACGGGTTTTACGACCATATGGAGCATTATCACAACTGCTGTGTCTATGCTGGGTACTGCGCTGTCACTGCTGTTGAGTCCGATTGGCCTGATAGTAGCGGCGTTTGTTGCTGCCGGGGTTCTTATCTGGCGTTATTGGGAGCCTCTTAAAGCATTTTTTGCGGGTGTATTTACCGGCATCATGGAAAGACTGGCCCCGTTACGTGAGACCTTCGCGCAGTTTAGCCCTATCTTTGATGCGATAAGCAGCGCTGTTAGCCAGGTCTTTAACTGGTTCAAATCTCTGCTTTCCCCGATGGAGTCCAGCAAAGAAACACTGGATAAATGCGCCAGCGCCGGTGAGGTGTTCGGCAATGTCCTGGGCGGTGCGCTCCAGCTTGTCCTGGCTCCCGCAAAAATGCTGCTGGATACATTAGCCTGGATCCTTGAAAAGCTCGGTGTTCTGCCTGATGAGGCCGAAAAAGCCAGAAAGAAGATCGAAGACGCACAGCGCATGGCTGTTCTTCAGGACAAAGTCGCCCTTCTTCAGGGAGATATCGCGAAGGTTGCACCGAAAAAAGTTGAGGTGAATAACGTTCCGCCTAGCGCACCGCAACCCACATCACCGCTAACCGGCGATAACGGCACTATGCGCAGGTTGCAGAGTATCGACAGCAACACCAAAACGACAGCCGACAACACGAAGAAGATCGGCCCCGGCGATATCGTGTTTAAAAACCTGCCTCGTGCGCTGGCCGTTCGTGGGGAATGGAAGGAATCGCAGCTGGCCAGCACAGTCAGGAACAACGGGTTAAGCGCACGCCCCGCAGTGGTAGCGGCATCGCTTCCCGTTAAACAGGCTGAACTTCTGCCAGTCAGCCGCAGCTCCAGCAATATACCGGTTGCCACTGGCGGCTTTACGGGAGAAATCCACGTACATCTTCACGGCGTTGACCGGCAGGACGCGCGCGAAATTGGCCGGATTGCCGCCGACGCAGTGAATGCCGAAATGGCCCGCCTTGCGCGGCTCAATCGCGGCAGCTTCAAAGACAGAGATTAAGGGGAAGCAACATTATGATGATGATATACGGGATGTTCGTTTTTGAACTGAAGACGCTGCCTTACCAGCAACTTCGCCACTCGCTGAACTGGCGCCATGTGAAGAATGATCGCATCAACCGATCGGCAAAATGGCAGTACATCGGCGCGGGGGAGACGCAGATCAACCTTGACGGGGTGCTTTACCCTGAAATTACGGGCGGCGACGTATCTCTTACCGTTCTGGCAACCCAGGCATACACCGGGCGTCCCTGGCCTTTAATCAGCGGTGCGGGGCAGATTTACGGTATGTATGTGCTGACCGGGCTACAGGCCACGCATACGGAATTTGACCGCTACGGGAAGGCGAAAAAAATTGAGTTTTCAATCAGCTTTCAGCGTTGTGATGAAGACCTACGCGAACGCCTGCAAGCGTCGTCCGTTGGCGACCTGCTTTCAGGTTTGAAGGATAAAGCCACGTCCGCCTACAACTCCGCCAGCAGTACGCTGTCTGGCCTGTTCTGACGGTATCCATATAAAACTAAAGCGGGCATTTGCCCGCTTCATCTTCCGTAACGCACCGCCATAACTGACCGTGCTGCAGCACCGTTAAAAATGATCATACTCGATACACATGACCAGCACAGTTAAAACTGGCAGTGCGTGCCGGAATGCAGACTTATTCTGGCTTATCCGGCCAGGTAATGTCCGGCGCTTTCGACGTATCAACAGCCTGCACAGCTTTAATGTATTTCATCCATGCTATCAAGCTGGCTTTGTCTTCATCGCTGATAATGCCTAACTGTAGTTCGGTCTGCCATAGGCTGATCGTTGTTTGTGCCTCTGCAAGTAACGCAGCCTTCTGTTGCTCCGCCGCTTCCACATCCGCTGCGTGCTGCGCTTTCGTATCCGTCACCCACTCGCTGCCGTTCCATGTGTCGTAAGGCGTTGGCGGTGCAAGCGTAGTGGTGTCATCTGGGTAATCACCGGGGGCGGAAATAATCACCGCTTCACCTGTTTCAGTGCTATATACCGTTTCTCCACGGTGATCAGCTACGTATTCCCAGGCGGTAAAATCCGCTGACCGGCAAATAGTGAAATCTTCTTTACTTTCACCCGGCGCATCAGTGCATGAGTTAGCGGGAATTCCAACCCCAACGGCCAGGTATTCAACGGATGAGGAAAGATACTCGCGCGTTTCACCATCGTAATTAAACACGGTAATATCACCGGCCACTATCGCAATAAAATTGCTGTTTAATTTTGCCTCTGACATTATGCAGCCCTCACGATGTAGTTAAATGCAACGTTGCGCGGCCTGTTTTCAGACGCCACAGGAACAATGCGAGAGGCATCAAAAAATATTTTTTCACCCTGAGAAGGATTCAAGCCACCTGTTCCGCCAACACTCGGTGCATCTAATATGAAAGAGCCATCCTCATAAATTCCCTCATTGGCATTTTTGCCATTATTATAGAATGCTCCTGTTGACTTACCGTTATAGGGAACATCAAGCGACTGCTCTCCCGTGATATTGCGAATAGCATCGTTCTGAGCCGTCAATAAAATGCGCCCGCTGTCAGTGCCGCGCCCATCATCCCAGCCACGAACAAACTCACCTCGCAGATCCGGCAATTTCCCGGTGGAATAGACTTTCGCCAGTTTCGGATATTTGGCGGTATCAAACGTTGCACCATTACATTTAAGCCAGCCGCCCGGAGGCGTCGCCTGCGGCCACGGAAGTGGGAATCCAACTGGGATATATGTATCAATATCCGTCTCAAGCAAATACTGCGTATGGGGATCACTGGCAACTACATGCGCGGCCAATTTCTGATCTACATAAGCCTTAACCTCAATAACGGCATCATCAACATATTTACGGGTTGCCAGTACCACGGACGGATCGATTTTCAGCGTTATAGCTTCGGTGCTGCTGACAATCAGGATCACGCGAATCACCTGCACGCGCCCGCTGCCTTCCTGCAACTGTGGTTTATAAGTCTCTGCACAGTTGGCAACCGCAATCATATCGCCGTCTTTATCAAACAGGCCGATCTCACGGATCCACCATCCGCCCACATCTTCCGGTATGACCTGTTCCGCAATGATCTGATTGGTGTTAACCGGGTCAATAGTCAGCATATTCAGTTGCGCACGGCGCAGCTCATGCGTCAGCGCGGTCTGTGCCGGGTTCGGTGTCGGCAGCGCGCCGTTACCATCGCCTACGGCCATCTGGGTGATCTCAACCTGCGCACCCAATGCCGTGGCGTTTGCCAGTTTTGCCACCCCGATATTGGTTAACAGGGCAAAATATTTAGTCGCCACTTGCGATCTCCACGGTATCAATTAAATGGACTGCCGCGCCGGTGTAGTCGCCACCGCCCACGGATATGGTTTCAGGAAAATAGGGGTAAACGGTCAGCGTATCGCCGATATAACATCCTGCCCCGGCCACGATATCCCCCTGCGACTGAAGCGAAAGAGACAGGCCAGTCAGGTGGCGGCTTCTCGGCTTGGCGTCGTCAATAAGGCGCTCAAGCTCAAGATAGGTTTCCTCCGTAATCCCCTGCTCCTGAATGCCGATTTCAAGTTTGAATGTTCCCGGCTCTTCACCGCTCTGCCACCACTCGATCACGCGCAGCAGAAAGCCGAACGGTTCAACGACGCGACGCAAAGCGGAAATAGTGCCCTTCTGACGGTGAACCAGCCAGGAGGCTTTAATCACCTGCCGCTTGGTCTGTTCTGACCAGTTCTTATCCCAGCGGTCAACTGACAGCGCCCAGGCGAGATAAGGCAGAAGATCAGCGGGGCATTCGCCCGGGTTCCACAGCTTGCGCAGGTCAACAGGAATATCGGTAAGCCGTTCCGTCACCTTCTCCGTACTGCGCATAAAACTGCTGGCCGAAGGCGGCAGCATGTTGTTATTCATCTGTGCCCCCGGTCTCGATCGTAAAGGACTCACACCGCGCCGCCTGCGTATCGGCGATCACAATATCGCTGGCAGGCTCCAGCAGCTCCACCCTCTGCACACCCTGAACATGCAGCGCCGCCATAATGGCTGAGCGGGCAACGTCACGGCCAATCTTGCCCTGCTGATTCAGCCAGGACTGAAGCGCGTCCTGCGCGGCGGTATGGATTGGTTCAGACTCCGGCCCGGGGTAGAAATACAGCAGCGCATTGATCTGATAATTCACTATCTCCGCTGCCTGAACGGTCAGACGATCGGCAACGGGGCGCTTATCGTCAGCAGACAGCGCCTTATCCACCGTCGCCAGCAGTTCCGCACTGGCAGTGCCGTCGCCCTCGGTGGATAGCACAGAGACCACCACCACGGCAGGCGACGGGCTTATCGCTTTGGCGTCTGCCACTTTGCCGCTGGCACTTTTAGCAAAATATTCGTATGCACCGGTTGGCCCCGCCACGCTCAGCCCTTCAAATGCAGCCTGCGCGCGCAAACGCAGTGCGGTATCACTTTCCGTTACCGCGTCAGTGGTTGCCGTCTCTGGGGTGATGATCAGACGTTCGGTGTTCAGGTTTCCCGCGAGATTATCAAGATCGGACGATACGGCATGGCTCAACATGCACGCCGCAGCGCCATCATTAATCCGCTGCCTGAGCATCATTTCACGGTAGGCAACCACTTGGGCGATCACGTTCAGCGGTTCGGATTCCAGCTCCAGAGCGGCGGCAACAGAAGCCTGCTGTTCCTGCGGGAATGCCGCCAGCATGACGGCTTTGACCTCGCTGAGAATGACTTCAAAGTCCAGCACTTCGATAATTTGCGGCTGCGGTAGCTGCGATAAATCAACTGTTGCCATTGCTGCCACTCCTGAGCGTCAGCGCACTGCCTGCCGTCTGCATGGTTTCGGTGATAATGCCGACCAGTTCAGCGGTGACAGCGCCATCCTTTGAATAACTGATATTGATGCCGTTCAGGGCAATACGCGGCTCCCACATCGTCAGGGCGATCACCGCCGCACTCATACATTGCAGGCGCGTCACTTCGTTTTGCGGTTCATCCAGCAGATCTGGGATCATACTGCCGTAATCCCGCCGCATCACCCGGCTTGCCAGAGGCGTGGTCAGTATGTCGCGTACTGAATTCCACAGCTGATCGGTATCGGTAAGCTGGCCCGTGCCGTCCGGGTTCATTCCGGTATAGCGGACTGTCATTTCGGCCCCCCGGTGTTGCTGCTGCCACCCTGCACACCACCATGCACGTGCGAATGAACCGTTACCCCGTTAGACGAAAGCGATCCGCCAGAATGGGTAACATTACCCTTCATCGTGCCACCCTCCGACAGTTCGAACGTCCGCACTTTCAGATGGTTGGTGCATTCCACAATCGGTGTTTCAAGCGTGACGCTGGCAGAGGCTTTGATATGTACTGTCTTCATGCCCTGCGCTTCCAGTGCGCTGGCCTCTGCGTCATAGCGAAAAGAGGCTCCGTCTGGCGCTGTCAGCACAATCTCTTTCAGGCTACTGCCCGGCGCAGGGTGGTCACTACTGTAGAGACTGCCGATAATGACCGCCGTTTCAGGGTTGCCACCGATACAGCCCAGCCAGACCTGCTCACCCACGGAAGGCGGCACCCAGATACTGAATGCCCCGGCGCGCGTGGTGTTCCAGCGCAGCCAGTCGGTCTGAAGCTCGCCGCTTTGCACGCGCACGCGCCAGCTCTCTTCATCAACGGCAATAACGACGCCGACGCGGAGGATATTTTCCAGCAGGCGGATCAGTTCAGCGCTCATCGTGCGGCACTCCCCAGGCTGTTAATCACCTGTTCCGTAATCATCCGTTCATCGCCAGCGGTAAAGCCCAGCAGCTCACGCACCGGATATTTAGCAAAAGCACCCGGCCCGACCTGATCGCGCTGGCCGTACTGGTGCACACGCGCAATGCGCGCAGCCACGCCGTCATAACCCACGGAAGTACCGCCAGCATCAGCGCGCATTTTGAGAAAGCGATAACTGCGCAACCGCTGAAACATCGGCACCTTCTTCGCAGTGCTGCGGCGCACTGAGCGCGTATTGATCTCGATGTAACGCTCAATATCGCTGCGGTAAAACGTGCGAATATCGTTTCGCTCTTCGTCAAAGCCGGTAATGGTTCGCCCGTATTTTCCCCGGCCACCGTGCCAGTTTTTGAGGCGGCGGATCTCGCCCTGCCAGACAAACACAATGCCCTGTTGAGAACGCAGCACCCGGCGACGGCGGGCAGGATATGGCGAACCTTCCGGATTTTGCTGGGCTTTAATGCGCTGTTGCTGGCTCTTTCGCAGTGCCTGACCCACCGCGCGGGCGGTGCGAATACGTCCGGCCTGAGAGGTGCCCGCCAGTATGTCGCTGAAGACCTGATCCAACTCACGGAAGAGATCGTTACTCATGCGTGTCAGCCTCCCACGTCACATCCTCAAAAATGGCGCTCCAGTCGCCGTCCGCTGACGGGATGCGCGGTTTAGGTTCCGGCAAATGCTCCGCCCGGGGAATACCGTTTTCATCCAGAGTGACCTTCACACGCTCGCGCAGCGGCATTTCAAAAAGAATGTCGGCGGTATCGTCGTTGTTGATAAGGGTCGTAAATTTAATGTTTCGGTTCTTCTCCTGGTTCAGCAGCAGATCGGGCTGGTTGTGCCAGAGCCATGCCATTAACGGCAGCGTGAAATCATCAATATCACTGGCAAAGTTCATCACAAACAACACCAGGGTATAGCGGTACATAAACGACGGTGTTTCGCCGGTCGTCTCGATATTCCCTTCTTCCACAAATACGGTGAAGGCTTCAGGATTGGCCCTGCACCATTTGTTAGCGCGGGTCAGGGTCTCGCGTAGTGAATCAGCTTTCAGCATGGTGATACCTTCTTAACGCCCGAAACGTTCAATCGCGCCCGCAATGATCAGCAGGTAAATAAGCGTCCAGTAAGGGTGAGCGCTCAGGTAGTCGAATAAAGTCATGGTGTTGCCCTCGCGTGGTCAGTCAGTCTTTTCAGGCGGCGCAGATCGAGATCGGCTATCGCCGCCTTATCGGCGTTGCAGGTATCCAGCGCATCGCGCAGGCGATCACTCCAGATGGCTATTGCGCCCCACGTTACCGGGGCGGTCAGTTCCGGCGCTGGCGTTGCTGCCGTCAGGCTTTCCGGCACCGGTTCGTGCATGATTTTCATTTGCGGCTGCGGCGGTACGGTGTTGCAGGCTGTTACTGACAGAAGCAGGCACAACAGTACTGGCACACGTATCGTCTTTGATGGCATCGCGCATGTTTTCACGTCGCTTTTCTCCCTCGGCGTTTCTTTGCTGTTCGGTTGCCCGCAACTGTGCAAGGACTTCGCGGGCGTCAGCAGTCAGCGCCCGCAGCTCATCCAGCACCTCACCATTACTCTTCACCTCGCGGGAAAGTGCTTCATTGCGGACGGAGTCTTTACCGCGCTGATGTGTCTGCCAGAGCAGGCCACCAGAGGCCAGCGCCAACAGTGCGCATAAAATGGCTGTAATCTTCACTTAACAGCCTCCACGTCACGCAGGCACCACGCCTTAAAATCCGTTCTCCGGTTAACCAGCCCCTGGCTGCGTTTACCGCCGCTGTTCACAAAGTCTGTCAGCCGGTTACACATCGCCTGCCATTCATGCGCCTGCGCCTTCTTCCAGATGGTCGTGCGCTGCTTTCGCTTCTGGTCGTCCGTGAACCACATCAGGCCAGTACACCCCACATTAAGACCGGCATCCGTCATTGCCTCAAAGGCAGACTGCGGCATATGCGCGCCTTCAAAATTCTGGTTAATGCAGTTTTCAGCGTGCCGCATATCGTTAATCCAGCGACCGGCGATCTCGCTGTCGCTGTACTCACGCTTTTCAACACGTCCCGTCGAACCAATTCCAACCGTCAGCACGCCAGCCGTGCAGTAGTAGGGCGTATTCCGGCAGTCTTCCCAGCCAGCAATCTTCTGCTGGCCTTCAGGCGTTGTGCGCAACGCGCCCGGACTCAGCGTGATACCCAGCGCAACAATGGCCGCAATGGAGCATTTTTTAATAAGCTGTTTCATCTTCCGGCTCATTCTGTTGCAGGAGGTCAAGCGCCCGGCGCTCTGACCCACTCATCTGTCTGTGTTCTGCCTGCTCAAGGATCTGGTTAATCAGTTCGTTGCGACGCTTCTGCCCTCGTTCGATGCGGGCGCGATAGAGCCATCCACGGGCACCAAAAACCATCCCGACGAGAAGACCGGCCAGCGCAATCTTTTCGCTCAGCGTCATGACGCCGATACTTGTGACCATTGCTGACATGGTAAATGTCAGCCAGTCATTCAGGCGCTGAAAGAAACTTAATCCCATAGCTGCACCATCTCCTGTGTCGCTTTACGCGAGATTTCCGGCAGTTCAATCTCCTGACCGGCATCAAGAAAAACCTGCTGACTCAGTCCTGGATTGGCGGATAACACTTTTTCGGTAACGCCCTGCGTGGTGCCGTAGTGACGCCAGCAAAGCAAATCCACCGTATCCCCCTGCAACGCCTTAACTTTCATCAGCAAAGCTCCGCATAGAGTCGTGGTTTGTCGCGAATATCAGCGATGCTCCAGCGGGCATCCCGCCAGAGATCATCCCGTTGCAGGTCAAGCGCGGCGGCGTCTTTGTCGCCTTTCGCCGTGGTATCAACGTCGCGATAGCCTTCAAGTACCAGCGCCCTGGCAATCGAATAGACTGCACGGCGAAAGCGGTACACCTTCACGTTTTCACCGTTGATAACCAGCTTTTCCGTCTCACCTGACGGCAGGACTGAAGGCACATCTTCCAGCGTGTGAAAGCCTGCGCTGACCTGCGCGGCGCGCCAGTCCAGCAACTGCGCGGTGACATGGGCTACCGCTTCAGTGGTGACGTGCATCAGCCTGGACGTGGTGATACCGCCAGTGATACGCGCGGCCAGACGGAGATCGGCCAGTTTAATCACCGGCCAGAAGTCCCCGGCGCTGACAGTGGTATCGCCATCATCAACATCGGGGGTATCACTGTCGGCAGGCAACACGCGCTTATTTGCCACAAGGCTGCTCATGCACTTATCTCCCATAAATCAGGCGGTGGGCGGGTGGTTAAAAGACCTTTTACGGGCAGATATCCACCCGCGCCGCCTGTCGGACGGGGCCGAAGTCGTTAATTCTTTTTCTGGCTGGCAGGCTTGCGCTTTGTCGCTTTGCCTGTTGCCGTCTTAGTCGTGGTTTTACGCGCCGTCGCTTTACCTGCTGCGCTGGCGGTAGTGCTCTTTTCAGGAACAGGCTCTGCAGTACCGTCAGTTTTGTCGGTGCTGGCCGTATCGCCTTCACCCGTGCCGCCATCCACAGACAGCTTCTTAACTTCACGGGCAAGCGTGGCAATCTCTTTTTTCACCCCGGCGTTGGGGTTTCGCGTCAGCGCCTCACGGAACAGCGCCAGCGCTTCCGCTTTGGTCGTGATATCAGTCGCACCACGGCGGGCAAGTGCACGGGCCTTACACAACTTGGCGCGCACCACATCCGGCATATCACTGTCGGCGACAATTTCCGCCACTTCGTCAAGCACTGCGGTGCTGGCTGATAAATCAGCGTCGGCATCAGCAGCCGCGAGCGTCAACAGTGGCTTGCTCATTTCTTCGGTCAGGAATGTTGCCGCTGTGCGGTTGAAGTTATCCGGCAGTGTCAGTCCGTGGCACACCACATAACGCCCAAGCCTCATCGCAAGCGCATAATCACGACAATCAATCGCCCAGACCATCAGCCTGGTAATGACTTCATCCTGCCGTCCGTTGTCGCCGTCGAGCGTGCCTTCAATCCATCCCTCGTATTCAGGCAGCATGGATTTTTTCATTTCGGCTTTGGTTTCTTCGGACTGCACGCCGCTGAGGCGGGATAAGTCCATACGCAGGCGATGCAGAATTTGCTCATGCGCGGTACGCTGGATATCGGATTCTTCATCCGCCTGGCCCCGGCGTTCTGCCATGACCTTCTGAAAATGTCGTTGTGCCGGTGTTAACATCGTCACTTCTCCCCGTCATGGCGGGGCAATGCCCCGCCGCTTCTGTCACTCGCCTGCCGCTTCAGCCTGGGCGAACTGAATGCCGTCAATGAACGCAACATTGCCGTAGTCTTCAATGACGAAGTCATCGTTTGAAGACTGATACGTTGCGACACGGTTGTATTCCGGCTCTTCCTTGATCGTCCGGCGCAGACCGCCGCGCTGGTAGTACACCGACAGGTTTTTGAATGGCGTGATCAGCACGCCATTCACCGGGAAGTAAGGCGCGATAAAGGTCGGCATGTTGCCTACGCGCTCCTGCGCGACAATCAACTGACCGGCCAGCATTTCGGTATTCGGATTGGTCTGGCTCAACGCGTTGATGGCTGAAAAATTGCTGGTCGTCAGCAGGTCGCCCGCCAGAATCACCACGTTATCCGGGTTACGCTTGTGCCACTCATCCATCAGGGTGTTTTTGGCGTCGTACACCGCAGCGCCAATGTTGCCGTAGGTGCCTTTCGCTACAACCTTGTTATCTTCATCGCGCGAGGTGATCGTCACATTGGAAATAACGCGGTGCGGCGCTTCCTTACGGATTTTTTCCAGCCAGCCAATGCCACAGTCCTGCAAAAGCGGGTTAGCGGCGCGGTCAGACGGATCGCTGTACTTCACGCCGTTAAAGCCAATCATGATGCGATCGAGCGACATCTGACGGGCCATTGCCTTGCTGATCAGCGGCTGGAACTCCGGCATGTGCGCCCACGCATCAAGCTGTTCATAGCTGATGCCGTAGTCATAGTTGACCTTGCGGCACATGTAGTCGAGCGGCTCCATTGAATGATTTGAGCCTGGGTTGCGGCGACTGGTGACGCTGTTGTTTACGCCAGCCATCGGGCCTTTACTGCCGATCAGGACTTTCTGACCAATCTGCTGGTTGACGCCAAACACGTTAATTTTGCTTAGGAAAGAATCATCCTGCTGTGCGGCCTGCTCAAGGCGCTGTTGACGCGTCGGATCTACGGCAAATTTTGCAGCGACAGCGGCGGTGGAAACGCCGTTTAGCTGTGCCTGCCGGGCGATGTACTGATCAAATAGCTGGCGGGTATTGTTATCCATGTTCTCTGCTCTCTTTGTGAATATCAGTAATCAGCCAGTTGCGCGTTAGCGCCACCGCTCGCGGGTTCCCGCTGGCTGAAATTGGCGTCAGTGCTTCCCAGCTTGCTGGTCAGCGCGGCAAGATCGGAGGTCAGCTTCTGGATAGCCTGGCTGTCCTGCTCGCGGGCGCGGCTCAGGTCGTTAAAACTGTCCAGCAGATCGGCATGGGATTGGGCGACGTTCCCCACGGCGTCGCGCACCTGGCTGAATTGTTCACCGTCAGATTTACGGCCTTTGCCGATAATCCCCATGACGCGCCCGAACCACTGCTTACCTTCATCGCTGCGCTGCTCAGCCAGTTCGATAATTTCTGCCTCAATGGCATCGGTGAACAGCGGGGCTTCACCCTGCTGATTGTTGAAGGACATAACCTGCTGACGCTGCTGCGCGGCAAATTTCAGGCGCTCAGTACCGAGGCTGGCCGGGGTATCGGTCATCGCCAGCCCCATGACATACGCCTTGCCGTTAAGCGCAAACTGCGGATGCAGTTCAATGCTGGAGTAAATTTTCTTACCTTCTTCCGTCAGCTTCTTCATGCGCTCAGAAGGTTCAATCTCGGCGTAAAGCGCAGTGCGTCCGGCAAGCGGGCCTTCGCTGATTTCTTCCGCACTCAGCGCCGTCACATCCCCCATCGCGCCGAAATCACTGCCGGGGAACGGCGAAAGATAGTGCTCCACGTTGACGCGTGCGCCGTACACGTCGGGGCTGTAGTTTGCTGCTGCATCACGAAGGTGCTCAGGGCGAATTTCACGCCCGTCAACGGTGGCACCGGAGACAGCAACGCGGAATTTCTTACGGGCTGGTTTAGCTGCGCTAGCCATGTCGATAATCCTGTTGAGTGGTTTCTGTACGGCCATGATGGCAGAGCGTAACTTGCTGTCTCAACGAGGTTTTGTTGTCGGAGGAAGGCCAGACCATAAAGGGGGCGATAGCGGGATCGCGCGCGGGGTAATCTTCACTCCATAAACGGTGGAGGGCAGATGATACAGGACACTTTTGTACGTCAGAGGGCAAAACAACTTTACTGGCAGGGCTACCCGCCAGCGGAGATCGCGCGCCTGATGGGGATTAATCAGAACACAATTTACGCCTGGAAGAAACGCGATGAATGGGATGAAACGCCGCCCGTACAGCGCGTCAGCCAGTCGATGGATGCGCGCCTCATCCAGCTTACGGACAAGAAAGATAAGACCGGGGGAGACTTCAAGGAGATTGACCTGCTGACCCGGCAACTGAAAAAGCTGTCTGACGGACAACCGGCAGGGGCTGGCGCGGGCAAAAAGCCACGCAAGCGCAAGCTGAAAAACCACTTCACCGAAGAACAGATCGTCGCGCTGCGGGAGAAAATACTTGATTCCCTTTCGTGGCATCAACGCGGCTGGTATGAGCAACGCCACCACCGAAACCGCATGATACTGAAGTCCCGCCAGATTGGTGCAACCTGGTACTTTGCACGCGAGGCGTTGCTTGATGCGCTGCGCGATGATGTGAAATACCCGTACCAGCGCAACCAGATATTTCTGTCTGCATCCCGCCGTCAGGCGCACCAGTTCAGGGGATTCATTCAGAAGATGGCGGAAGAGGTGGACGTTGAGCTTAAGGGCGGTGACAAAATCGTACTGAGTAACGGCGCAGAGCTGCATTTCCTCGGCACGTCCGCTGCAACAGCGCAGTCATATACGGGCAACCTGAAGTTTGACGAATTCTTCTGGGTCAGCAACTTCACCAACCTGCGAAAGGTTGCGGGTGCGATGGCAACGCTGAAGGGGCTGACACGTACTTACTTTTCCACGCCGTCAGGTGAGACCCATGAGGCTTATCCGTTCTGGACGGGCGATCGCTGGAATGAGAAACGCCCGAAGGCACAGCGCAAAGCGTTTGATGTGGGCTGGAAAACGCTGAACAGCGGGCTGTTATGTCCGGATAAAACCTGGCGTCAGATTGTCACCCTGAAGGATGTGATAGACCACGGCTGGGAGTATACCGATCTTGAAGAAATTCAGGATGAAAACAGCGAGGATGAATTCCGCAACCTGTACATGTGCGAGTTCGTTCGCGATGGCGAGTCTGCCTTCAACCTTAACGCCCTGATTGGCTGCGGGGTAGATGGTTACGACGAATGGCCGGACTGGAAGCCTTTCGCGTCCAGACCGATGGGTAATCGCCCAGTCTGGATAGGTTATGACGCCAACGGCAGCAGCGGCAACGGTGACAGCGGCGCGATTTGCGTTGTGGTGCCGCCACTGGTGCCGGGCGGTAAATTCCGCACGGTGGAAACGGAACAGGTGCGCGGCCTTGAATTTGAAGAGCAGGCGAAAGTTATCGAAAACTTCACCTTCAAATACAACGTGCAGCATGTCGGCATCGACGTGACGGGCGGTAACGGTGAGGCCGTTTACCAGATAGTGAAGAAGTTCTTCCCGATGGCAATGCCCTACACCATGTCAATGACGTCAAAGCGCGCCCTGGTGTTGAAAATGCTACAACTGATCCGCGCCGGGCGCTGGGAATATGACCGCAGCGAGCGCGCGCTGATCAACGCATTTAACTCTGTTCGCAAGGTAAAGACGCCTGGCGGATTCATCACCTATGACACTGACCGCTCGCGCGGCGTCAGCCACGGTGATTTAGCCTGGGCGAATATGCTCGCCATTATTAACGAACCGTTGGGCCAGGAGAGTGGCAGCGGCGGGTTTGCTATGGAGTTCTGATGAAGAAGCGCACCTACAAAAACAAACACACTGCCAGCAGTGGCAGTGCCGGACAGCCTGATATCTCTGACGCTCTCAGAAGCGATCCGGCGCTCAGCGCCTTCACGTTTGACGGGCCATATTCAGTAACAGACGGCTATGATCTGCTGGACAGCATGTGCTGCGTCGATAACGGTCGGTACTACGAGACGCCAATAGACTGGAAGGGGTTAACCCGTGCGTTCACACAGTCCCCGCTGCATCAGTCGGCGCTTTACTTCAAACGCAATGTGCTGACCGGGTGCTATATCCCTCATCCGTTACTCTCGCGGCAGGCCTTCTCTGCGTTTGCGCTGGACTGGTTCGTCTTCGGCAATGCCTATCTTGAGCGTCGGTCTAATCACCTGGGAGAGCCGCTAAAACTTAAGCATGTTCCGGCGCTGAACACGCGACGGGGAAGCTATCTTGATACCTACTGGTTTATCCGGCAGTGGAAAGATGAATACGAGTTCAAGGCGGGCGAGGTCTGCCACATCATGAACCCGGACATTCATCAGGAAATCTACGGTATGCCGGAATACATGGGGGCGCTTCTGTCCGCCAGCCTGTCACATTCCGCCGATAAGTTCCGCAAACTCTATTACGACAACGGCTCTCACGCCGGATGTATTCTCTATGTCGGCTCGGAGAAGGTGGATCAGGAAAGCATAAAGGTGGTGCAAAAGACGCTGTCACAGGCCAGAGGGAAAGGCTCCTTCAAAAACGTGCTGATCCACGCGCCGGGCGGCGGCAAAGACGGCGTGCAACTATTGCCGTTCAGCCAGATATCGGCAAAGGATGAGTTTCTTAACATCAAATCAGCAACGCGCAACGATCTCCGCGACGCTCACCGCATCCCGCCGCAACTGATGGGCGCAATGCCGGAAGGCAACGGCTCGCTCGGTGATGTTGAGAAAGCCGCGCGCGTCTTTGCCATCAACGAAATGTTGCCTGTGATGGAAGCAATGAAAGGCGTCAATGACTGGCTCGGTCAGGAAGTGATCCGCTTCAATCCCTACGCTCTGCTCAAAGACGAGTAACCCGATCCAACCGCTGCACAACCTGCGGCGGTTCTCCTTCAATAATTTTCAATCCTCGCAAGAACGGCCACCAACTGAGCACCACTCAGCACAACCTTTAACGCCCCTCACTCAGAGCGCATGAGCGCCATTCTGGCAGGCGCAATCTGCAATTTACCCTGAACACATCCAGACATGAGAAAACGCGCGGAGAAGGCGAAAAAGGCCGGAGAATGGCAATTAAAGGCATCACCTCCCGACCCTCCGTCGCGTGGGCTGTTCCCCCGTCACCTGCGCGCGACATTTGCTTCATTTTTTGTGCATTTGCCGATCCGGGGGCAGACCGCGCCGCCACAGGGCGGTAAGGGTATAAATAGCTTCAAAAAAATTGTGCAAAATTGTGCACTATTGTGCAACTAAAGCAGAGGGTAAGGAGGGAAAGAAAAGCCGCTCAATTGACAGGAACGGCCCAAGAGATTGGATCACATGTATGCTGCCCGAACCGGAAGCCTGTCTTTAAAAGCCAGATAGTCATAAACAGGCCTGGTGAATGAAAGCAGACACCCGCAAACATCATCATGCTGTGCTGAACGCATCGCAAGTTTCAACATTGAATCTGGTTTCGGATTTTCCTGTAATTGCTTATAAACCGCATCAAATCCCAACATTCTTACAGATAAAAGCAAAGCGCTTTCAAAAGTCACGACACTATTGATCAAGCGAGAATGCACTGTTGCAATGATAGCTTGGTTGTACATTACAGCCTGCAAACAACGCTTATCCCCGGTCATGAAGAGGGAGCCAGGGTTTTCCATACAGGAGGCCAAAAGCAATTGCTCACCAATATCAATGTGAGGAACCTTTCCAAGTTCGTTGAATAATTGCTCATTTATTACTTCTGGTATTTCCTGCACACGATCAAGGAAGTCAGATACTTTTCTGTAAACCGTATCATTGCCGCATAGCTTCAATGCTTTTTCAGGTTTACGAGGGGATAGCAACTTAAACCGCGCAGAGGGACTAACAAAAATATCATGCTCGTCTTCATCAAGGATTTCAGGTAGATGCTTAAGCAAATCACACTGCGCAAGTTTCAAAATGACATCATTGTCTGATAAAACGATCACTACTTATGCCCCGCAGAGTGCAGTCAGTAACTCCAAATCATCATCGTTAATGGAATCCATATCGATATCTTCCATAAGCAGACGTTGAACGATTTCTTGATCAACTGGATTGCCCTTGCAAAGGAATTTAAGGGCATTCGTTGCAACTCCCCAATGCTTCAGACCAAATCCATAGTTCAGAACAACATGAGTTGGGTCTATGGAATGTTCTTCACCATAGGCTTTTGCAGCATGCGCAAGACGTTCAGCAGTCAAATACCGACCTTTTGGCACAATCCTTAAAGATTCTTTCCCTGCCATCAATCCAAAAGCGTAGCTATTAGCCTCTCCCTCAAGATCAGCTGTGGCTCCAGAATCAATTTTTCTGTCAACAAACACACCTTCGGCGCTGGCCTTCAGATGCCCTTTTGCTATGTGCCCCAGCTCATGAGCAAGATCAAAGAGCATAAAACCGTATTTTTTCGCCTGAGTTAAAATAATGACCGGACGGTCTGCGCACATAACTGCCATGCCTGCCATTTTACAAGCTTTCTGCGGGAAGTTCTTAATGTAGACAACAGGGATCCCTGACATATGGCAGAACCTGACCAAAGCAGGCAGCGTCACATATGGCGAGGTTTTTAACAATTGTGCTCGTACAGAAGTCCAATCCAAGTCAACATCAGGATCGTAATCTATACCGAAGTTACTCGAAGCAATTCGTGCGGCTGAATAGGCGATAGCAGTCGCCACCGTGAGATCGTCTTCACCCAGATCTACACGATGCTTAAAACGATGATGCCCATCGAAACAGAAGCTAACAGAACCTGAATCATCCTTGAGGCTTTCCGGCGCCAGGCTAAAGATACGAGCTAAATGCAAACTGGCATACTGCTTACCAGCCGGAGTTTCAGCCAAGCTATCATCCCACCACTCTGGTAGTAGTGTTTTAATGTAAGCCTGGTTAAAACCAGCATTGCTTATCTTTTCATATATACGACTCATTGGCTTTTGAATAGTCATGAGAGCCTCCGAAGCATTCCACGCTGTATGTAGCAGAAACTTTATTATTTATAGTTATGACACAAAAACGCGCACACTATAAGCAGAAAATGGCGAAACTCATAACGATTTCGGTTGTTTTATGGTGCGCTATATCTTCTTAGAGCGGCTTACATCGGCTTAGTTCCATGCGTTACTGTGTTTACTCAGTATCACAAGTTCAGATTTTTTACTGCCCCGCGTCAACCTCATTAAGCGCCACCATGATCGCCAGCCTTTCAGCAGGAGGAAGGGCCGCATATTTCGCACGCCAGCGCTCAACTTTGCGCTTAATACGGTGCCGATCGTTGTAGTCTTTCCCGGCAAACGTGTGGGTATACGCGCGCCCTTCCGGGTAATTCATCCAGATTTTTTCTGTTCGCACGCCGCCGCGCGTCATGGCCTGAAATTCTTTACTGCGCCAGCCTGTTAACCGGTCGTCATAAAGCTGCGACGGATAGCCAGACAGGATCACGCTGACGTTTTCCGGCAGGTTTATGAGGCAGGCTAACAGGCGCTCATGATCGGCAACCGTATATTCATGACGGTAGCGGGCGCGACTGGTGCGCGTTTCAAGCAGATAGGGAGGATCAGAATAAACCAGCACGCGGCCATGTTGAGTAAAGTCTTCTCTTTCCAAAAAATCTACAGCATCACCGTGATATAGATGCAACCGGGGCGGGGTTTCCCCCATATCTGACCAGCGATCCCGCGTTAATTTAAAAGCATTTTCATCGACATCAATTCCAATCGTCCTGGCTGCAAGTGGCTTGTGAAACATTACCGCACCACTGCCCAGGTGCGTTTCAATGTAGGTATCATGCGGTGGCATTTCAGCAATAATCTTCTGATAAACCCCGCTCGCCGCTTTACTTCCTAGATAGCTCATTCTCTTTCGTCCTCAGCTGCCACCGCCATTTCTGACAACCTGCAGCACTGTTAAAAATGACGGTTCTCGATGTATGGCCAACACTGCCGGAAATGGCGGTATTTGCCGGAATCCGGTACCACACTGTCAAAGCCGACCATGCCGATCGGCGCCCTACTTCCGCCCCGAAAATGCAGCCTTCATCCTGTTCACGAGGTCGCTTGTCTTTTTCTTCGCAGCCATCACCTGCGACGGCATCTTATCCAGCCCAGACGCGGCGCGGTTGCGCGATACCAGCCGCCCGTCCTGCACGGTCATAACAAGATCGCCGCACGCCACTGACGCACCGGCCATCATCGATCTGACCATTCCGGCGCTGGCATCAATTCCACGCAGCGCCAGCAGTTCACTGATCAGTTGCTCTTTCACGGATAGCCCGGCCCCGTCTTCCCGTTCCGGTGGCCGTTTTTTCCGCTTACTTCGCACATCGTCACTAAGCCGCTGCGCCAGTTCTCGCTTTTCCTGCCGTGAAAGCGCATCAAAATTCACCGTCACGCCCTCAGCTGGCACAGTCATTCCTGACTGTCCTTTAGCTTCGCTGGCGGCATGTTCAACACCGTCAGCACCTGCCGCGGGATCCCGCGTACAGTTATTGACAGAACTCCGAGGGGCGGCGTTGCCGCCTGAAAAACCAACGTCAACGGCCACACCGTCAGCGCTCTGGCGCTTCGGCACGATTTTGTATTGAGTGGTGCGGGTGAAGATCAAAGAGTCATTGCCCGTAATCGGGCAATAGATACCGGTGATTCGCTGGACGTCATCGCCGTAGGCGTTGCCGTTTTCGGTGGTTTCATAGTTCAGGCGAATGCGCAGATTATCGCGCTCTACCAAAGGGCCACCCTGGGCTAATACATAGTTATCCCACTCGCCTGCGTCAGCGGCCTGCCGCGCGGTTTCCAGTTCAGGGTGTAAAACAAGTTCACGATTGCCCAGGCGGCGAAGTTCGCGATATACCGTGACCGGCGCGCCGCCGATCTGCTGAAACTGGCGAATTGACCAGCGCGACGCCCACGCGCTAACGCGGAGTGACATTTCTTTCAGGTCTTCCCCGGTTTCGTCGTCCTTCTCACCATCCAGCGCGAAGCCGTCGATATTCTTCGAAATGTATTTCGCTATGTAGCCGGTTGCGCTGCCTAAAGCGTCCTCAATCGGTTTAAATTCAAGGCGGTGCTCCCACGCTCCCGGCTCGTTGCCGTCTTCTCTCAGGGCATATTTTCGGAAGATATCGCGCGCCTGTTCGACCTTTTCCGGGCGCATGAAAAGAAGTAAGTGCCAGTGCGGCGTTGCATCGTGGTGCGGTTCAACAACACGAAAGCCGAAAACACGGATCCCTTTTCTCTTCCATGCGGCGCGGGTTCTCGCCCAGACTTTGCAAAGATATTGCTGTGTCTCACGCGGCGACGCGCCACAGTATTTGTTATTACGGCGCCCGTTATGCTGCATAGCGTGATAGCGGGAAGGCGCTGTCAGCGTGTAGAAGTCACCGGCCAGCCCTTCCAGCTTCGCCAGATCTTCAAATCCGCGCATTCTCGTCATGAGTTCCCGGCGACGGTTGGCCGGATTGGCAACACTACCGGCGACTTTATCGATCAGTGAAATGCGTTCGCCCGTGTCCTGGTCTTCCAGTTCCATAGCCTTAAGGTATTCACGGTTAGCCTTTTTCTGGGCCAACCATTCCGTAAGGCACGGGGCGCTACTGTATGGGGAAGATTTTTTCTGGACGTATCCCGCTGCGATCATCAAATGCTCACGCCACCGGGCATGGATACGACGCAGGCGGTTTAACCACCACTGCGGTGACTCAAGGCGAAGAACCGCGCGTAACGCGTCCTCCGCTTCCAGTTCTTCATTGCAATACGCCGTCCAGCCAGGGATCGGCGTTTTCAGATGCACCGCCAGCGACGCAATTCGGCCATAGCCAGAAAGCGCCGCGAACTCAGGATCTCCGGTACGTGCCAACTGGTGATCGGACTCGCGTATAAACTCGCTCGTAAAGATATCGGCAAGCGTATAAGCCAGTCTTTTTAACTCTTTCTTCCCTGCCCAGAGCATACGGAAAAGCTGATCGCGGATTGGCAGCAGAATGCCGGGCATCACAGTGTCAGGCTGGTAAACACTGTTCACGCTATCAATACGCGTTAATACGTGGCGCTCAAAGGTATTAACCAGCCAGTGATCTGCCGCTTTGCGGTCTTTCGCATCCAGTGCATCCAGCTTCGCGGCAAAGTGGCGGCGGATATACTGCGGAAGAGAAGCCAGGCGGCGACGCAGCAGCTTGCTGCGCTCCGGCTTTTCGTCTTCCGCTACCAGTTCACTGAACGCAATATGCTTACGCGTGCCGTCCGGCGTGAGATAGTCGAAACCATCCAGCCCCGGCGCTACATCAACGCCAATCGGCTGGTATGGTTTGTTCCCGCCATAAGCGTAAGGGGTAGCATTGCCAGTGCTACCCGGATACGGTGGAGGTGGAGAAGGGGCGCGACGGCCACGGGTTGCCGTGGTCATTGCGCACAATCCAGATATGCAGCTATGAACGCTTCCGCGACCGGCGCAACGATGGCATTACCGTAGGCGCGCAGCTGGCCCACCCGTCAGGCACCCCCATCAACCAAAGGGCTAATTCCGGGTTTAACTGGCCTCCACTTTCCATCCCGGCAGAAAAGCCAGTCAGCAGATCCCCAGAAACCGTTAACCGCATTGGTTCCGCTATTGCCGCCAAATCCTGCAATCGCTTCTGAATCTTGGTTCCGTTTTCCCGGTAATTCATTAAGGCATCCTGCTGACGCGGGTTTCTGTCGTTGCAGGTGTTCGGCGTTGGCCATCCCGCAAGCTGCGCCGTCACATCCAGCCGATCCGTCGATAACTTCCCGTTGCGAACTCTCCCGCCCTGATAACCGCCCTTCCCGTCCGTCGCTGCTGGTGTCGGCCAGCCTGCCAGTTTCACTAATTGCGCCAGACTGCTGCCGGACATACCCGGAGTAATCCCGGTTCCGCCCCGCGCTCCGTCGCTCGCACTTGGCGTAGTCCATCCCGATAAGACTGCCGCTGTCTGCAAGTTCAATCCTCCCTCCCTGCCTGCATTCGATGGATGCTTCCATGAATTCGCTGTCGGCGTCGGCCACCCAGAAGAGGCGCTGGCGGATGTGCGGGGCACCGAAGCCCGCAGCGCAGAGATCGAAACCTGCGAAGGCATAATCCGCGTTTTCCAGATCAGCCTGTACAGCGTCGAGCCATGCAAGGCCGTCTTTGCTTGCAACCTGTTCCCCAAAGACAACGTGAGGCGCGCACTCCTTAATAAGGTGAACCCATGAGGGCCAATGATGGCGGGGATCGTCAAATCCCTGTCGCTTTCCGCAGGCGCTGAAAGGTTGGCATGGGCATGAACCTGTCCAGACGGGGCGATCATCGGGCCATCCTGCGCGGCGCAGGGCGTAAGACCAGACGCCGATCCCGGCAAAGAAGTGGCATTGCGTGAATCCTTTAAGGTCATTTGCGGTTACTTCCTCAATTGAGCGTGTGTCAACGACGCCCGGGGCGATGTGTCCAGCATCGATCAGGTTGCGTAGCCATTGCGCGGCGAAGGGGTCGATTTCGTTGTAGTAGGCGGTCACTGCTGCCCCTCCGCCTTTCGGCTACACCGATCGATTACTTGGTACTGAATTTCTAAACCCAGCTTTTCAGCAAGCGCGTGCTCTGCCTTAGCTCCGGCAGACTGCTGCCAGCCATCCAGCAAGAAGATCCCGTCAGCACAACGCAACATGGCGAAGCAAATATCCATGTATTCCGCCTGCTCTAATCCATCCGGCAAAATTGCCGGATTAAGGGCAACGTTTCCGCGTCGCACTACGTGCCCGGCTGCACGGTTAAAAGCCTGCCGATTGAGTCCAGGCAAACCGCTCATCGGGCCAGCGATATAGATTTTTGCCATTAAAAAGCCTCCAGATCGTCAAACGTGCCCGCCGCAACCATCGCGTTGTAAGTCGCATCACCCATCACGGCGCCACAATCAGGGCAACCGCCGCCGTAACGCCCGCAGCAGTCGCAGACAGGCAGCACGCCGATCACTTCTTTGGCCTTCTGGCGGTTGTCTTTGTCGGTGCTGACGGAACGTTGCACGCTGATTTCGTGCATCTTGAAGGGCTGATAAATCGCGCGGGTGGCTTCGGTGTCGCTGTTTGAAATGACGACCTTCACGCCATGCTTACGGTTAACTTCCAGCAGTGCCTGGACTAACTGGCGGTGGTTGTCTTCCGTGAATGGTTCGGTATGGTATTGGGTGAAGTCCGCTGTTTTGCTCTCAGGCAGATAAGGCGGATCGCAGTAAACGAGAACATCGCCACCCGTGACGACCTGTAAAGAACGCTGGAACGGCGCGCAAAGAAATATTGCCTTTGTATCGTTGGCCTTTTCGGCAAACAGGCGGATTTCATTTTCAGGAAAGTAGACGCTCTTATACTTGCCAAACGGCACGTTAAAGCCGGTCTTACGGCTGTAACGGCATAAGCCGTTATAACCGTGGCGGTTCAGATACAGGAATTCAGCAGCACGCATGATGCACGCCATTTCAGCGCCATAACGCAACCCACCGCTTTTAACCGTACCCACCTGCTTATTGAACGCGGCGCGGACTTCGTTGTATCCCTGCGGGCTGTTCTTACTGTTGAACAGTTCGCGGGCCGCATCGATCACTAAGTCCGGGTAACGGGTGACTTCCCGATACAGGTTAATAAGATCCGGGTTGATATCAGCCAGCACATAGCGGCGGTATTCAGTCGCCAGAAATACCGATGCGCCGCCTACGAACGGTTCGATCAGGCAGTCGGCTTTAGGAAGGTGCGGCAGCAGGTCAGGAAGGACACGGGTTTTACCCCCTGCCCATTTGATGAACGGGCGGATCATTTTACAGGACTCCGTAATGGGAAGCTGGAATAGAAGGGCGCTGCAACTCTTCAATGCAGTGCTGGCGCAGATTGCTTATAAAATTGGTGGTTACTGACCCACTGGCAGAAAGGGTTAACTCGCCATCACGGCGGGTTTTAATGGTTAAACCTTCATTTTCGATAGCAGGTAAAAGAACATGCAAAATGAAGCTATATTGATCACGTCTGGTCATTATCTCTTCCTCAAAAAAGAATGAGTTGAACCGCCGCCACTTAATAAAGAGGCGGAGAAAATAGAGTTGATTTTTTAAAACCGAATTACTTAATTAGCTTTTTAAATAATTCAGCCAGTGCAAGCAGGAATCCTTTATTTATTCTTTGGGTATAAATAAACGGTTTATTTTTACCTTTGATAAATTGAACCTTCGCCGGTTCGGGCTTAAAAAATCTTCCGTCCGGCGTTTCCAGCCAGCCGCGTGAGTTCTTGAAGTGTGTGACCTGGCACCCGTGCTTAAGCAGGCTTGCCAGTGATGGGCCTTCATCGTGCATCACTGCCCCCTTGCTTATACATCTGGTCAACCGTGCGCATGGCTTCCGCTAAAGCAAAGTCACGCCCGTAATAATCACCATTGCTGGAAATACGATAAGAGTGCTTAAACGTAAATGGATTACGCGGGCATTTCTGAATAGTGAAGCCACGATATAAATATGAATGACGACTTAACTGTATTAATTGCACAGCCACAAAAGCCCCCTCACATTCCCAATTTAAGCAATTTACCATCAACATGGCGGGCCACGTCTTTGGTTATTTTCTTAATCAGCTTTTTATCCCTGATCATAAACTCGCCGCTATTGGAGCGAATCATGAATCCCGTTTGCATATCTTTTAAATAGGTGTCCAGAATGTCGTTGCATTCACGCACCCGGTTTTCGTGGTTGGCTGTTTTCTGGCTCATCGCGATAACCTCAAAGACCGATCCACAGCAACCAAGCGTCGCGCTGCTCTCTCGGACGGTTGTAGTAGGCGTCACGCATTGCACGATTGAACTCAGGAATATAGATCCAATTCTCAGCACGGGCGCCCAGGCTTTCCGGGTTCTTCCACGGAATGATTGGCAACTTACCATCTTCAATCATGCTCTTAACCGTGGCGGGCTTCTTACCGATTAACTCGGCAAATTTAGGGTATGGAACCGCGTCAACGGCGTGACGCACTTCAATGAACCCCTCTAACTCTTTCTCTGTCATGTGTCATAATCCCCATCGGCGCTAGGCGCTTATTTCGGCTTGTAACTGCTTATATTGGCGGTTGCTAATGGTAGAGATTACCACCCTTAAGGAGAATGTTATGGTAGAGATCCCTACCCCGTCAAGCGGCGTGGGTGAAAAAATCAGAGCTATCAGGGATGCGGAGGGGTTAACAAGGCAGCAATTCTTTGAATTAACTGGAATACCTGCTGGCACGCAGAAGTATTACGAGACAGGAAGAGTGGAGAGTATTGGTAGCGATATCTTGCTTAAGATCACTCAGCATTCACGTTTCGCAAAATACACGCTCTGGCTTATGACTGATAAGACCGCCCCTCAAGCTGGTCAAATCGCACCGGCCCTCGCACACATTGGGCCAGAGTCAACTGGGTCAGACCGCTCCGAGAAACAAACTGGTTAACTGTTTATAAACATTACATTTTCACTATCTGTTATCAGGATGGGGAAATAAACGCCGGAGGGCTTTCTTATGTCGATTAAGAAGCTCGAAGGTGGTCAATATGAAGTGGACGTATGGCCGCGCGGACGTAACGGAAAACGTATCCGCAGGCGATTTGAGAAGAAACAAGAGGCAGTTCTTTTTGAGCGTTATGTATTAGCCAACGCCGACAAAAAAGAATGGCTGGGCGCGAGCGTTGACCGCCGCGCCTTAAGCGAGTTGTTAGATACCTGGTGGCTGCTATATGGACAGACTCAGGAAAATGGCGAGATTGAAAAGCGGCACCTGAATAAAACAATCAGGGCGCTTGGTGATCCAGCCGTTAACCGACTGAGCAAGCGAATGATTGCACAGCACCGAAGCCAACGGCTGGAAGACGGTATCAGCGCAGCAACGATCAACCGGGATATTTACCGTTTGTCCGGGATGTTCAGCACGTTGATAAAGCTGGAAGAGTTCAGAAAGGAAAACCCCTGTAAGGGTCTGGAACCACTGAAAGAAGCGCCGCCAGCTATGACTTATCTCGCCAAATCAGAGATCAGCAAATTGCTGGATACTCTGACCGGCGACGATCGACGTGTAGCACTGCTATGCCTCAGCACTGGCGCACGCTGGGGTGAAGGCAGCACGCTGCGAGGTGAGCAGGTTAATCACGGGCGCGTGACGTTCCTTAAGACCAAAAACGGGAAAAAGCGCACGGTTCCCATATCGGAAGAACTGGAGAAAGAGATCAAGACCAGCGACACCGGGCCATTGTTCAAAGTTGACTATGAAAACTTCTGCGAACGGCTCAGACAGGTTAAGCCCGATTTACCACGCGGGCAGGCCACGCATGTGCTTCGGCATACATTTGCAAGCTGGTTCATGATGAACGGGGGGAACATTATTGCGTTACAGCAAATTCTGGGGCACGCCAGCATACAACAGACGATGGTTTATGCTCACCTTGCACCTGATTACCTGCAACACGCAGTAACTTTAAACCCTCTTGGCGGCGGGCTGATGGTGTGA